CCGGAGGCTGTGGTCGCGGCTAAGAGATTAGGATTGGCCATGATGGTTCCTTAAATACTGAAGATGAAGTTGAGCATGGTGGCTTTGGCTTGTGATACACCAGAAGCTGCGGGGGCGGCTGATGTCCATGTCGTACCGTTAGACACCAAAACATTACCATTTGAGCCGGGGGCTACTACTTGGAACGCTGATGTTCCATTGCCCAGCAATACATTATTAGCCGTGAATGTAGCAGCACCTGTACCGCCAGAGGCAACCCCCACTGGAGTTGTTGCTGACAGAGTTGTAAATGCACCAGACGCTGGTGTAGTAGCGCCCACTGTGCCGTTTAAAGCACCGCCAAACTTAGTGGCTGACAGCGTTGTGCCGTCCCATGTCAAGGCAGAAGAAGCACCGAATGCACCAGAGTTGTTGAATTGAACCTGAGTGTTAGAACCAGCGGCTGATCCGCCGCCTACGTTTACAAAGTCAGAACCATTCCAAGCGATGATTGCCCGTGTACCCGCCGCTACAGTTACACCAGTCGTAGGGCTTGTTGGGCCACCGCGCACTGTGATTGCATAGCCGCCAGTCGTATCGTTAATGACAACGTAGGTCTTGCTTTGCTTTGGCGTGTTAATGTTACGAGCTGCTGTGCGTGAACCTGTGCATAAAAGAACAGCATACTGCGAGCTTGTAGATGTTAAACCGGTGCTGGCATAAGTGCCAACAGTAACTGACAGATCGACGTCAGCGTCAGTAGTAATCTGCTGTGTACCAGCTACTGCGGCATCGACAATCTCAGAAATGGCGTTGTTAACGGCTCCGCCCCATTGCCCGGAGAGTGTTCCAGTGGCCGGGAGGAGAAGGCCAATTAGCGATGTATTTGCCATTTATAGCTCCTACTGTGTAGAAATTTGTGTCCAACCGGGGGATTCTGTAGTACCAACATCGCTCCAACCCGGTGATTGCGAATTGCTGATATTTTGCCAGTTTGCGGACTCTGTGTCATCAATTACTTCCCACAAATTCCTACCTGATTCTGTGGATGTTATTGCCATCGTATCCGATGCGCTAACATGGTATCCAGTGGCAGCTTCATCCGTTTCACTAATAGCCAGTAATTCATTAATGAACTCTGTGTAATACGTGCCTACTGTTGTGCTGTCCGTCAATACCATCGCCTCAGTGATGGTCATAATTAGGGTAGCAAGCTGTGCTTCAGCGATAGCCACTGATTCCGTAATACTGGCAACAAAAGCTACGGCCGCCTCTTGTGCGGCATCTATTGCTGCTGTTTCTGTTACCGAAGCTGCAAAATTAGCGGAAGCATCTTCTATTTCGCTGATGGCCGCAGTTTCAGTTACGGTAGTTGTGTAAGCGGTAGTAGCTGTATTGGAATCTGTCAGCGCCGCAGTTTCTGTAACGCTTCTAGCAAACGTAGCCGCTACGGTTTGAGTTTCAGTTGCTGCCGCAGTTTCGGTAAGGCTTACGGCAAATGTTGCCGCTACGGACTGGGCTTCTGCTAGGGCGGCTGTCTCTGTAATAGAAACACCAAAGCTGGCTGTTGCCGCTTCAGATGTGGTAATGGCTACTGATTCGGTAACACTGTCGGCGTAGACATCTCCGCCACCCCAGTAGCCGTCACCCCAGCCATTTATACCCCATCCAGTTGCCATGTTATGTCAATGTGGCAGTGTAAGTTACCGCGATTGTGTCGCCATTAACAACAGACTTAGAGCTAGAAAAATCACCAGCGGAGAACAATGTTCCAGTTGTGCTGTCTTTAGTTGCGCTACCGCCAATATTAATAAAGCAACCAGCCACTGTACCTGTACCAGTCATGGAGAATGACACGGCAGAAGAAGTTGTTTTGCTACCAGCAGAAGCAGCGCTGAATGATGGTGTTGGACGATTGCCTGAGTAAGTAGGCGCATTGGCCAAACCAACTTCCAACCAGCCTGCGTGTGAGGATTGTGTATCTGTTACAGCGGCTGTACCAGTACCCTTCAAACCCATAACCACTGCGCCAGCGGCTGAGTTTCCAAGGATCGTATCCAAAGTCAAATTCTTACCAACAGTAGTCACCAAATTGCAGAATGGCTCTTCCCATTTGATCTGACCATCAGCGCCGTAGCAGGTGGCAGTGTAAAAACCTTGAATAGACATTTGGTCTTCAGGCATTGTGTTGTATTTAGTAACCGCTTCCACTTTGTCTGTTGCGGTAATTTTGTCCATAGTCATGGGAAGCTCCTTAATTAGAAGAACGAATCAATGCTGCTGTCGCTGTGTTAGCAGGCATTGTGATGGTGAAATTGGATGAAGTTTTGTCAGACCCAAAGTCCAACACGGCAATAGATTTGTTGCCTTGACTAGAGTTATAGATTAAAGCGCAACGAGCTGTAACTGAAGCGTTAAACACAACATTGTCAAAGTCTACATAAGCCGTAAACCCAGACGAGTTAATCGTTATGCCCGTAAGAGTCACGCCGCCAGCTGTGTAGCCTGTACCAGTCACTTCTGCGGTTGTCGTGTAAACGGTCGTTGTCTCGTTTAAATCAGCATTGGCCGTGTACAGAGCAATCTTCAATGTGTCCGTAGACAGATCGTGAACGCCCGTGTACAGCTCTTTTTTGAAGCTGGTGGTCTGGGTTTGAAGAATGTAACTCATGAAACAGCAACCCTAACTTGACCATCCCGATAAGCATCAGCACGCTGTTTGCCGTCACCCAAGTTCTTGAGGAGTGCAATAGCCTGAACGTACCGTTCTTGGTACAGTTTATACATACCGTCTTCTGGTGCACTCTTCATGTATGTACCTGCTTCACATAGAGTTCCATACAACAACGCAGAGTCAAAGTTATCACCCAGCCATGTGGTCAAAGCCGTAACAATAGACTCTGGGTAATAGTAGTAGTGCAGTTCTGCGTAGTAATTGGCGTTAGGTGTCGGGCCAAGAATGAACGACAGCTCATTCACATTAGCTGACTGTGGGCCAAAGATGGCATAGTGTTTAGGCTCAGACAACTCAGCCGTCAAAGGATATGCCTCACGAATGAAGTTGACATCCTTGTTGAGCAAGTACAGATAGTCGCCCTGAAACACAACAGTACCAGATACTGTGCCGCTATTGGCTACAGTCAAAGTAACAGTTGTTCCATTGATGCTACGCACTATGGCGTTAGTTCCAATGTTTGTGCCAGTAACTTGCTGACCTACAGCAATACCCGTCGTGCTTGCAACAACAATAGTTTTTTCACCAGATGTTCCGGTGGCTGTTGTCGAGTTGTACGGATAAATAGCCAAGCTGTATGTCGAGAGAAAATCTTCTGGACAAGCTAAGTATTTATTACCAGTGGACAATACGCCGGTCACGTTCTTGCGCAAGTTAGCAATCTGCACCGTGTTATAGATGCGCTGCTCCGCCTGCTTGATCATTGTGTTGATCGTGGTCGTGTCAAACGTGTTCTGCGTGTAGTCTTCTACCGCAGTAACAAGTTGGGCGTATGTCATTGTCATGGTTTAAACCTTAAGCCATTGGGCCACGTGCCATAAAACCTTTAGTCTGAGCTTTTCCGCCACGGACTTTGATGCCACTGGTTTTTACTGGCTCATCACCAGCAGATTTGCTAAAAGCACCTACGCTCATATCAAGCGTATCCAGTTTGCTTTTGTTTGGACGTGATGCTAATTGGCCAAATGCCTCTTTTGCACGGCCAGCATAAGCTGATGCGGGTTTGTTATTTACAGCCATGATTAACCTCGCTTTTGGTAGTTAGCACGTGCCAAGTTACGACCAACTTTGCGCATAGCCTCACCGGTTACGCCTTTAGTTTTTTTGCCGCCACCCATCATGCCGGTTGTTGGGCCGTCATCACCCAGATTTTTACCTTCGGTTTTGCCCTTTTTGGCGATGCCGTCAGCTGATCGTGTATATGCCATGTTTAAACTCCTTAAGATACCGTTACTGTACCAACAAATGTCGTTGCCACCAAGTAATTTGGCGTTAGACCTGCATCAAAATTACTAGCTCCGCCTACAGGCTGCCAGCCCCACTGAATATCCCGAGAACCACCAGTCGGGAACCCACCACTTGGATTGTTTACTGGGTAAAGTTGCAATCCATTATTACCAGCAGTCACGTAAGTTGTATCCTTACGTGGATTGCGTAAAGCTTGCGGATCATCCACTGGAAATGTTCCCAACATTAACTGCGGATGATCGGGATCCCAG